GCAATGAGGAGTATTTTCGGAAGGTAGTCCCCTTCATCAAGGGGGAATACTTTCAAGAATTATCAGAGCGAGTCCTCTTTGAAGAGATTCAAGATTTCTCTAACAAGTATGATAAGTATCCGACTAAAGAAGTCTTAATTATCAACCTGAACCAACGTAATGACCTTACTGAAGAAACTCATACGCAGTGTGTCTCGTCTCTTGGCGAGATGTCTGAAGATTATATTGAGACCAAGTGGTTGGTTGACACGACGGAGAAGTGGTGTCAAGAAAGGGCAGTCTATAACGCCCTACTTGAGTCTATCAAAATCGCAGAGGGAGGAGGTGATAAGGAAGTATCAAAGGATGCGATCCCCTCAATTCTACAGAACGCTCTCGCAGTATCGTTCGACGAACACATCGGACACGACTACATCGAGCAAGTAACTGATCGATATGATTACTACCACCTAGAAGAGAACAAGATTCCATTTGACATTGAGAAACTGAATGTCATTACCAAAGGTGGTCTGCCTAACAAGTCACTGAACATTGCACTCGCTGGCACAGGCGTAGGTAAGTCTTTGTTCATGTGTCACATGGCAGCATCATGTTTATCCATTGGATTCAACGTGCTGTACATCACACTGGAGATGGCAGAAGAGAAGATCGCTGAACGTATTGACGCCAACCTGTTGAACGTCAATATCAAGGACATTGCCACCATGCCTCAAACAATCTTTGAGAATCGAGTCAATGAAATTGGTAGAAAGTCTCAAGGTAAGTTGATTATCAAGGAGTATCCTACTGCATCAGCACACTCTGGTCACTTCAAATCATTGTTGAGTGATCTTGCTCTCAAGAAAGACTTCAGACCACAAATTATCTTCATCGACTACCTCAACATCTGTGCTTCGTCACGATACAAAGGTCACATTGTCAACAGTTACACGTATGTTAAAGCGATTGCAGAAGAGCTTCGTGGTCTTGCTGTCGAGCATGATCTACCTATTGTATCTGCTACTCAAACTACTCGTTCTGGTTTCGGTAACAGTGATGTCGATCTCACTGATACCAGTGAGTCTTTTGGTCTACCTGCTACTGCCGACCTTATGCTTGCTCTCATTTCTACTGAAGAACTTGAAAAATCGGGTCGTATCATTGTTAAACAACTCAAGAACCGATACAACGATCTCACCTACTATCGCCGCTTCACCGTGGGGATTGACAGGTCGAAGATGAAGTTGTATAATGTCGATGATGCTGATGGAGACATCACCTCCGACGCTCCTGAAGAGGAGACCTTTGACCGCCTAGAGGACATCTCCGACAGGCAATCCAGACTAGACAAATTTTCTCAATTCGTAATCTAACATGACAATCAATTTCTCACGCTATGAAAAGTTTGTATCGGGTGTTACGTCCGATGCTTCAACAAATTTCGTTGACTTTGCTGACCGCATTGTTGAACTTGATAGAAATGGTGCCAATATTGAGCGTCTTCTTACTGCTGGTGTTGGGATTAATGCTGAAGGTGGTGAGTTCCTGGAGATCATTAAGAAGATGGTGTTCCAAGGCAAACCCTTTAACGAGGACAACCGAGAGCACATGATCATCGAACTGGGTGACCTGCTGTGGTATGTCGCTCAAGCAACTCAAGCACTGGGTGTCTCCTTTGAGGAAGTAATCGAGACTAACGTCAAGAAACTGGAGAAACGGTATCCTGGTGGACAGTTTGACATCTATTACTCCGAGCACCGAGCAGCGGATGACCGTTGAATCCAAAGAAATTATAAAATAACGTAGGTTTGTGAGGTTTTCCTGATAAAATATATGGAGAAGCAATCACCCCATGATCAATTTGCACGAGAAGTTCAACCACTATCTGCACACTGACAAGACACCTGATTGGCATGGCATTAAAGAAGCACTAATCGGGTATGGGTGGCGAGATGATGGTAGCAATATCGTTGGATACTATCTTCTCACTAAAGAGCACAAGCATCACTACTCCCTTAAGCACGAATACCTTGGCAAAGAATCTACCTGACCTTCATACCTCCTCTAAATACTAGGGGAGGTTTTTTCGTATGAAGTTAGCAGATCTCTGCCGCAATGGCAAAGAGTATGACATGCGTATCACCAAGATGATCAGGAAGATCGCTTCGGGTGGTAGATTTTTGCTTGCCGATGACATGGGTGACATTAACATCTATGAAATTACAGTCACTTTCAAGGACGGCACCCAGTCTGGATACGACGTTGAACACCTACGAGATGCTACAATACAGAGGTATCTGCGCCAGGACATTTTGTCGCTAGCAAACAATGGTGGTTTTCGTGGCAAGGGAAACATTGAGGTGTTTGGTGGCATCAGCGACACACATCTCACCGCTACCTTTGACTTCCAAGATCTAGTAAAGACAGCAGAATTTGGTGGTCAAGGTAAGAAGGGTGGTAAAACAAATAAAGGTAATGACTACGAGAAAGATCTCTTCGAGAGTTGCGAGCACTATTTTGAGGCGGGTGGTCCTTACCCAGAGCATGCGAAACAGATCATTGACAAGATAAGTAAGGCAACGAAGCTCACATTTAAGGGTGCTAAACATGCTGGTGGTGACAACAGTTCTAGACCATTGAGGATGAGAGGTGCTAACGACATCTACATCTCTGCTGGTGGTTCTACTACCCTAGATATGGGTAAAACACTGACAGATATTACACTTCTTTTTGGACCAGCGGGAGGTAAACCAACAAAGGAAATCTACCTGTCAGTTAAGATGGGAGACACACTGTCTTTCTTTAACTGTGGTGTCCGAGGTGGTGGTAAAGATAACCTATCACTGTTCCCCACTACTTCTTTCAAGACAGGAGATATTCCACCTGCTGGTCTAGCATACCTGAACATGTTTGGTATTGAGTCTGAAGATTTTCAGACAGTATTCAAAGAATATGTTGGCAAGGATGCTGGTAAAACGACAGTAAATAACCACCGAAGGAAAGTAACTTTAAAACCTTCTGGTGTCAGAGCATTGAAGAGACTCATTGCATCTGGTGTAGGTTATGGATATTGGATGGTCCATTACACGGGCACCGATGTACATTGCTATGAAGTTGACAGAAGATACATGGCAAATTCTTCTGCTCTGATTGGCAATGAGATTGAGATTCACTATGGTGGTGTCAACGGCAAAGGAAAGCGAGTTGATATCCTATTTGAAACAAAGAACTATGAGTTCAAATTTAATATCAGATCAAAGAGTGGAGGAGAGACATTCCCAACACACACCAACGGGGATTACTATAAGAAGTAATGGCAAACATTAAGCAATTAAAACATCTAGAACACATAGAAGATGAAATGCTAAACTATGGTACAGAAGGATGTACTGCAGCAGTTGCTTTCCTGAAGGAACTTCGTAAGATGCTGGGTCACCAGGAGTCTCAAGGTTTCATGCAAACCAAGTGGGATGGTGCTCCATCAGTCATCTGTGGTGTGCATCCATACACGAAAAGATTCTTTGTTGGCACTAAATCTGTGTTCAACAAAACAGAACCAAAACTATGCTTCTTACCTGGTGATGTAGACGCATACTATTCAGGTGATTTGGCAGAGAAACTTAAGTTCTCTCTAGAATACTTTAGTAAACTAGGTATCGATGGAGTCGTGCAAGGCGACCTCATGTTTACTAACAGCACATTGAAAACAGAGACGGTTAATGGTGAGAGACTGTACACATTCAGACCTAACACTATTACCTATGGTATTCCAGTAGATCATCCTATCGGCAAAGCAGCAGGTAGAGCAAAGATTGGTGTAGTATTCCACACTCATTACACTGGTGATGACCTTGCAGACATGCAAGCTCGTGCAGGTGCTGATGTTACTGGATCTACTGATGCATTAGTCATAAAAAATGACACACCAATGGATCGAGTTGGTTTTAGTAAGCAAGAATTACAACGCTTTGATAATCATGTACAAAAGATCGAACGCATGTGTGCCATTACTGGTCCTTTTCTTGACGATCTCGTTTCCAATATGGGCAGCACTGGTGATAAGAAATTTCACATCTCAACCTTCGTCAAACAGTTCTTCAACAGCGAGGTTAAAGCTGGAGTACAGATTACGAACGTGGACGAAACGATCCATGCCCTGGTAAATTTCTACGATGCCAAGATGCAGAAGGAGTTAGCAAAGATCAAGACAGTTGCTAACAGAACAAAGAAGTGTGCGCTGGTATATGAGAGTGAGAACTATCTCCTAGATAATGTCTACAAGTTTAAGATGATGATTGCTCTGTACAAAGAGTTGCAAAATCTTAAGCAAATGGTTATAGATAAACTGGACCACCTTGAGGAGTTCAGAACCTATGTCCAGACAGAGAATGGATATAAGGTGACGACACCTGAAGGATATGTTATGCACAAAGATGGCAGCATGATTAAGTTTGTCAATCGCTTTGAGTTTGCGTTCAACAACTTTACTCTACAAAAGCAATGGCGTTAAACTGTAAGACCTGCTACTTTACTTTCGGCAGATTCCAACCACCTACTACAGGACACAAAGAAAACTTTGATGGAGTAAAACGTGCATCAGGACGACACGATTATCGCATTTATATTTCTCAATCCCACGACACTAAAGGAAAGAATCCCCTCGCACCTCATCGTAAACTATTCTACATGGAGAAGATGTTCCCAGAGCATAAGGGTAAAATCTTTTCGGGTCCTAAACAACCCGTGGAGATCTTACAGGAGCTTATGATGGATGGGTATAATGAAGCAGTGTTTCTTGTAGGATCTGATAGGGTATCAGCCATGTCATTCCTCCATAAATATAACGGCACGGAGTTTTCTTTTAGAAAACTAGAAATTCAATCTTCAGGCAGCAGAGATGCTGATGGAGATACCTTTGCTATTTCTGGAACAAAGATGAGACGTGCTGCTTTTGCTGCCGACTTCAAAACATTTAGGTCTGGTATACCCAGAGCACTGAATGATAAAGATTGTATGGCAATGATGATGGAAATTAAAGGAGCACTCCCCGCTAATTTTAAATGAAAGACTTCAAAAAATTGAGAGAGCAAGCAGTTCGTCAGCAGCATAGACAAACTGATACATTTGCTGAAGGTGATATTATTATGAATGCATTGACTGGACAGAAAGGTAGTATACATAG